ATTTTAACATAGATAACTTAATGACAGAGTTAGATTGGAACATGGTATTACCAAAATGAATAAACCTGTAATGAAAGATTTTATTTATCAAAACTTTATGGATAAAAAAATATGTGAAGATATTATTCAATACTTCAAAGATCATCCTCATATGGTAACTGAAGGCGAGTGTGGGGGTGGTGTTGTAAAAGAAATAAAAGACTCACAAGATATTATTATTGATAGAAGATTAGAGGAGTATCCATTTAATAAATATAAACAAGCATTACAAGAATGCTTAAATGAATATTTAAGTATTTATCCAGAGATAAGTCGTTTGATAGATGAGTTTTCTTTAATGGAAAATATACTATTACAATACTATAAACCAAATGCTGGATATAGATTGTTACATTGTGAAAGAAGTATGCCAAGTTGTTCACATAGAGTATTAGTTTTTATGACATATCTTAATACTGTAAAAGATGCAGGAACCTCATTTCCATTTCAAAATCAAATTACAGAATGTGACATAGGTAGAACTGTTCTTTGGCCTGGAGAGTGGACACATGCTCACAAAGGAATAATACACCCTACAAAAGAAAAATGGTTAATAACAGGTTGGTTGGGTTTTAATGATAATTAGAGAACAATTATTTAATAACAAAGAAGTAGATACAATCAAGAACCACGTTCTTGCAACAGAAGATAATATAAAAAGACTAGGAGTATCAAGATATCCAGGAGCAGGTAAAAATGCATTGACAGGTAGATTTGATATATTTAATTTTTTTAACTCTGATATAGGACCATTATTAGAAAAAAGAATAAAACCTTTTTTAAGTAAATATAATTTTTTTAAGCCTCTATCTATACAGTGTTGGGCAAACACACTTAGAAAAGATCAAGGTATAAAATTACATTATCATTCTGATGGTTTACAACAATTCTATTGTGCTAATATTTTTATATGTGGAGATCAAGAGATAGGAACATATTATGTTAGAAATGCAAATCCTGAATATTCTAGAAATCTAGCTACTAAAAAGGTTATAAAAAAATTTAAAAGCGTGCCAGGAGAGATAGCGCTATTTGATTGTAACTTACCTCATTATGTCAAATCAAATCCTAAAGAAGATGTACGAATATCTATAGCCATGGACATATATCAAAATACTATATTTAATAACAACGATAGGTATTACATAATAAAATGAGAGATTGGGCTGTACACACAACAATAGATATTAAAGGTTATAAAAAAATCTTAGATAAAATAATTAAGAATAAAATTCCTTCATCAGTAAAAGATAGAAGCACTAGAGGAAGTGATTCAAAACAATATTTAATATATGAATATAAAGATAAATTTTTAGAGATACAAGAATCTGTAAAAAAAGAAATAACAAGACATACAGGTCAAAATAATTTAAGTCTTTTAGCAGCCTGGACAGTATTGGGATATGAAAATAGTTATCATACTGTACACAATCATAATGACCCTACTAATCATATAGCTACTGTTTTGTATATAAAAGTACCAAAACCTACTATTAATAAAGGAGGTCAGTTTTATTTTTTTAATGGAGACGAAAAAGGAAACATCAGATATCATGAAATAAAACCGCAGGAAGGAAGCTTAATAATTATGCCTATACACACATTTCATGGTTGCTATCCTCAAGCAAGGGGTTTAAGACAGACTCTTAACATGGATTTTGAAGTAGCAAACTAAATCATAATATTATATAGTACAGCAATTATGCTACAAAAACTCAATTTTAAACCTGGTTTTAACAAAATGATCACAGACTCAGGAGCTGAGTCTCAATGGGTAGATGGTGATAATGTTAGATTTAGGTATGGATTACCAGAAAAAATAGGTGGTTGGAATCAACTATCTGTTGCAGGTGAAACTCTTCCTGGTGTAGCAAGAGCACAGCATACATGGACATCTTTAGCAGGAGAAAGATACGCTGTTATTGGAACATCACAAGGTTTATTCTTATATTATGGAGAAGACTTCTACGATATATCTCCATTAGCTACAGCAATAACAGGAGCTACACTTACCACTACAAATGGATCTTCAACTATAACTGTTAATAAAACTTCACACGGTTTGCAAGTTGGAAGATATATAACTTTGTCTGGAGTATCTGTAACAGGAGCTACAGCTTTTACTGTAGATGAATTAGAACAATCATATGAAATTTTAACTATAGCAAATAACTCTTTTACAATTAACATCGGAACAAATGAAACTGGTTCTGGAATGTCAGCTGCTGGAGGCGCAACAATCAACCCTTACGAAATAGTTGGTCCAACCTTTCAAACTAAAGGTTATGGTTGGGGCACATATCTTTGGGGAGATAGTACTTGGGGAACAGAAAGAGCTATAAGTAACGTTGTTCTGGATCCAGGA